GGGAGAGGAAGCCGCGCCGAGATGCTGCAGCAGGCCGAGATCCTGGGCATCAAGCCCGACAAGCGCTGGTCTGATGCCACGCTGATGGCCAAGATCAGCGCGGCCATGAACCCGATCTGACGGAGCAACAGATGGGCTACACCAAGCGGCAATTCATCCTCGCGGCGTTCGAGGAGATCGGCCTGGCCGCGTACACCTTCGACCTGCAGCCCGATCAACTGGAGTCTGCTCGTCGCCGCCTAGACGCCATGATTGCCGACTGGAACGGCAAGGGCATCCGCCTCGGCTACCCGATCCCGTCGAGCCCGCAGGACGGCAGCATCGACGAAGAGACAAACGTGCCGGACTCGGCCTACGAGGCCATCATCTGCAGCCTGGGCATCCGCCTAGCGCCGAGCTACGGCAAGCAGGTCATGCCCATGACGATGGCCACCGCCAAGCAGGGCTATGACACGCTGCTGCAGCGCGCCACGTTCCCGCTGGAACAGCAGATGCCCAGCACGATGCCGTCGGGTGCTGGCAACAAGCCCTGGCGCGTGTACGACAATCCGTTCGTTCGGCCGCCCGTCGATCCGGTGCAAGTCGGCCCTGACGGCCCGCTCGAACTCAACTGACGCGCATCGCGCAACGAGGCACACATGGCACTCATCTATCAACTGCCGCTGCTGTCGCAGGCATCACCCGGTGACCAACTGGCGGTCTACGCACCGAACACGGGCGACGCTCGCCGCTTGCCGATGTCGGCGCTGCTGGCCTACTTCCAGCAGCAGTTCGCCGCGCCCACGGTGGCAACGAACCTCTACACGCCGGGCACCGGGTTCAACATCGCGCTGCCCACGCCTGTAGCGCAGGCGCAGTGGGCCGTCATCCAGCCTGCTGGCACGCTGGCCACCGGCACCGTGACCCTGCCGCTGAACACCCTGACGCCCGATGGCACCGAGGTTCTCATCACCACCACGCAGCAAATCACAGCGTTCACGCTGGCGCTCAACGGCGCGGCGGCTGGGTTCGGTGACCCCACCACGCTGGCGGCAGAGGATTTCTTCCGCATGAGGTTCTACCAGGCCACGAACTCCTGGTATCGCATCGCCTGACCTACTGAGGATCATCATGTCGTCCACCATTGAAAGTTTCTGCCCAGCCTACGGCACGGGCCTTGTCGTCTCGCCTGGCGTGGCCTCTGCATCCAGCACACTCACGACGGCCGACGAGGGCGTGGTCATCACGAACCTGAGCACCACCGTGCTGACCTATGTCCGCGTGGGAGAGGGCACGCAGACGGCCACCACGGCAGACTTCCCGTTGCCACCCAGCGCGCAGGTCAGCCTCAGCAAGGGCAAGACCGAGCGCACGGTGGCGTACATCGCGCCGGCTGGGGGCGGTTCGATCCACATCATCTCTGGCCGGGGCCTGCGTTGATATGGCCAAGACGCCCGCCTGGACCCGCAAGGAGGGCCAGAACCCCAAGGGTGGCCTGAACGCCAAGGGGCGGGCGTCTGCGAAGGCGCAGGGCATGAATCTGAAGCCGCCGGCACCCAACCCCAAGAACGAGAAAGACGCGGCGCGGCGCAAGTCGTTCTGCGCTCGCATGGGTGGCATGCCTGGGCCGATGAAGGACGAGAAGGGCAAGCCTACCCGCAAGGCGCTGGCGCTGAAGGCCTGGAACTGCTGACATGCAAATCCCCATCCTGAGCGGCATCTACACCGACAACGGGCCGGACATTCGGACCTCGTACCCGGTGAACATGGTGCCGACGCCCGTGCCGTCTGGCATCAGCGATTCCTTCCTGCGGCCTGGTGATGGCATCGTGGGCAACGGCACCGGGCCTGGCATCGACCGTGGCGGCATCTACTGGAACGGCATTGTCTACCGCGTGATGGGCAGCAAGCTCGTCACGGTCAGCAACACGGGCACCGTGACGGTGCTGGGCGATGTGGGCAACGACAACCAGTTGGTGACGCTGGACTACAGCTTCGATCTGCTGGGCATCGCGTCCGCTGGGAATCTCTGGTTCTGGAATCCGACCACAAACGTGCTGGCGCAGAACGTGGATCCCGATCTCGGCACGGTGGTCGATATGTGCTGGGTCGATGGCTACTGGATGACTACGGACGGCGAGTTCTTGGTGGTCACCGAACTGTCGAACCCCTTTGCCGTCAACCCGCTGAAGTACGGCTCCAGCGAGGCCGATCCAGACCCTGTGGTAGCGCTGGTCAAGCTGCGCAACGAGGTCTACGCGATCAACACGCACACCATTGAGGTGTTCGACAACGTGGGCGGCGACCTGTTCCCGTTCCAGCGCATTGACGGCGCTCAAGTCCAGAAGGGCGCCGTTGGCACCTTCGCATGCTGCGTGTTTCAGGAGCAGATTGCGTTCCTCGGTAGTGGCCGCAACGAGGAGCCTGGCATCTACCTAGGTGCCAACGCCACGGCCACCAAGATCAGCACCGATGAGGTCGACCGCATCCTGGCGACCTACACCGACGCGCAACTGGCGCAGGTCAAGCTTGAGGCCCGCAACGACAAGGCGCACCAGCACCTGTATGTGCATCTGCCTGACCGCACACTGGTCTTCGATGCGTCAGCCAGCGAGGCCGTCAAGCAGTTCATCTGGTTCACGCTGACCACCACTACGGCGGGCTTTGCACAGTACCGTGCGCGCAATCTGGTCTGGGCCTACAACCGATGGCTGGTGAGCGACCCGCAGTCAAGCGCCATTGGCTACCTGACGGGCCTGACCGGCCAGCACTGGGGCCAGACGGTGCGCTGGGAGTTCGGGACGGCCATCGTTTACAACGAGTCGAAGAGCGTGATCTTCCACGACCTCGAACTCGTCTCGCTCACGGGCCGCGTGGCGGTCGGCGTCAACCCGCAGATCAGCACCTCGTACAGCCTCGACGGGCAAGCCTGGAGCCAGGACAAGTTCATCACGGTGGGCACCACGGGCGCCACCACCAAGCGCCTGGTGTGGTTCCGGCAGGGCGCGATGCGCAACTTCCGCATGCAGCGGTTCCGTGGCGACTCTGACGCGCATCTGTCGTTCATCCGCCTTGAGGCGCGGCTAGAGCCGACGATGTACTGACATGGCCACCTCGTCACGCCTGAACCTCACGCGGGACCAACTCGCGTCGTTTCTGCAGGATCATGAGCAGATCAGGCAGTTTGAGCGGCTGTTTGCTCTGGTAGACGAACTGCGGCCAACGACGCTGAATGACATCGCAATCGCAGCCGGTAACGCAGACCAGAAGGCTGTTGAAGCACTGGATCTGATAGCGTCCGTGGCCCAGGACGCGGCGATTCAAAGCACGACGGCAGATCAGAAGGCTATAGAAGCACTCAACCTGATCGCACAGGTTGAACAAGAGGCATCGGTCAATTCAAGCTCCGCCAACCAGAAAGCCATTGAGGCGCTGGATGCTGTGGCCACGCTGGCGCAGGATGTGGCGTTCCAGGCTGACGCCAAGGCGCAGCAGGCGCTCGACGCCATCTCGCAACTGTCGTCGCTGGTCGAGTTGCTGGCCACGGCGCCGCCCGAGCGCGAGTTCAAGCGCTCTCGGTATGGATCGTTTTACAGCACTGCCACGCAAACCGCGACGGTTATCAACACGGCCAAGGAAGTAACGCTGAACACCACGGACCTGTCATCCGGCGTGTTCTTGAGCGGTTCCCCGCAGTCGCGCATCAACGTGGACACGGACGGCATTTACAACCTGCAACTGTCCATCCAACTTGACAAGACGAGTGGCGGAACTGCCGAGTTCTACATCTGGTTTCGCAAGAATGGTGTGGACGTCACTGACTCGGCCAGTCAGATCAGAATACAGGGCAACAACGCCGAGATTTTCTCGGCCCTGAACTACTTTTTCAGCCTCAAAGCCGGCGATTACGTCGAGATCATGTTTTCAGTAAGTGACCTGTCGGCAGAATTGCTGGCTGTGCCCGCCGCTGCTCCGCATCCCGGCATTCCGTCCATCATCGTCACCGTGTCCAACAACATCCAGGGGTTCCAATGACCGTCACCGTCAAAGTCCTCGTTCCTCCCAAGCAGATGGAGGCCACGCAAACCACGCAGTACACCGCTACAGCAGCCAGGGCAATCATCGACAAAGCCACGGTGACGAACACGGACACGGTGAACCGCACGTTCAGCGTGAACCTCGTCACCTCGGGTGGCTCGGCTGGCAATGCCAATCTCGTCATTGACGACCGCACCGTGGTGCCGGGTGAGACCTATTTGTGCCAGGAACTGGTGGGCCAGGCGCTGGAGTCGGGCTCATTCATCAGCACCATCGCAAGCAACGCCACGGCGCTGACGTTGCGCGTCAGCGGCAGGGAGATCACCTGATGGACTACGCCAAGGCACCCAAGATGATGATCTTCGGCGGCATCCCCGACGAGGAGCCGTTCATCACCACCAGCGAGAACCGCGAAAACACGCGCATCGCTATCCGCGACTGGATGCTCGGGCCTGAGAAACCCAGCAACGAGCGCGGCGCGAACAAGGTCTACTGGGTGGCGCTTGGCAAGGCCATGCACGTCAACGAGGCCGAGGCGCGGCGCAGGCGGTGCTCGAACTGCGAGTACTACGACAACAGCGAGGACGCGCAGATCAAGATGGACCGCATCCCATGGAATGATTGGGACATCGGGGCCGGCTTCCGGGGCTACTGCGAGAAGCTGGAATTCGTCTGCCACGACCTGCGCGCCTGCCAGGCTTGGGAAGAGCGCGAAGAAGAGGAAGATTGACCCATGAGCGGGAAGGCATAGAATGCGCGTGCCGAGTTCATGGCTACCGGCGGCCTCTGAGGACGCCATGACCTATAGCCTGCGCACGCACTTCGACTCGCTCATGCTGCCAGCGGCAGCCGCTGAGTGGTTGCTGATGCTATGGGAGTCCATTCAGGCGTTTGACGATTACGCCGATGGCGATCCTGTCAAGCGCGAGGTGCTTGACGCCCTGATCTGGAACACGCTGGTGGCCATGCCACAGAACTCGTTTTTCTCGCAGCACGCGGCCGATCTGGCGCCACTGTTGGGCTCGATGGTGCTGAAGTGGCAAGCCTCTGACCGCGTGGAGCGCGAGGGTGGTGCATCGGCTCAGTCCTACGTCTGGCGGGCCGGCTACTACGAGTTGGTGCTGGCCGCCGTGCGTCTGTGCCATGGCCCAGCGGCTGCTGCGGCGGTGGCTCACAAGGTGTTGGGCATGTACGGCGAGAAGTTCGACGCATACCTGACCGAGTTCAACAAAGGAGGCAGCGATGCCTGATCCCGTAAGCGCAATCGCCGGGAGTTCAATTCTCGGCTCTGTTACGCAGTCCCGTGCAGCCAGCAAGGCCGCAGGCGCTCAAACGCAAGCCGCCGAGATGGGGATCGAAGAACAGCGGCGGCAGTTCGACGAGATCCAGAAGCTGTTGTCTCCCTATGTGGGCGCCGGCCAGCAGGCCATCAGCGGCTTCCAACCGTTCCAAGAGGCCGGCGCTCAGGCATTCGAGCAGCAGCAGGCCCTGGCGGGCTTGCGCGGCCCCGAGGCGCAGCAAGCGGCCATTGCACAGATCGAGCAGAGTCCGTTCCTCCAGGCCCAGATTCGGCAGGGCGAAGAGGCGATGCTGCAGCGCGCATCGGCCACGGGAGGCCTGCGTGGTGGCAACATCCAGGCGGCGCTGGCTCAGTTCCGGCCGCAGATGCTGCAGCAGGCCATCGAGCAGCAATACGGCCGGCTCGGCGGCTTCGCCGGCACCGGGCTGGGTGTGACCGAGCAACTCTATCGTGGCGGCCAGGCATCAGCGGCCAATCAGGCGTCGGCGGCCGGCACGATGGGCGCGAACGTAGCCAATCTGCTGGGCCAGCAGGGCGCAGCCCAGGCCGGCGGTGCGCTGGGGCGCGGTGCTGCGTTTGGTCAGTTTGCGCAGTTGCCGGGAATGCTTGGCGGGTATCAGTTGCAGACTGGAAAGGACATTTTTGGAAGTCTGTTCGGTGGATCATCTGGTGCAGGAACCATCACCAGCGATCCAGGTATCACCGCTGGTTCGAGTGGTGGATCTGGTCTCTACGGCTTTGGAGGGTCCATCAGCGACCGCCGTCTAAAGACCGACATCACGCGCCTATCCACGCGCTCTGATGGTCTCGGCGTTTACCAGTTCCGCTACGTCTGGGGTGGGCCGCTGCACATCGGCCTGATGGCTCAAGAGGTGCAGCCGCTGTATCCAGACGCCGTGCTGCAGCGCGACGGATACCTCATGGTCGATTACGGCCGAGTCCCTGGAGGTTAAGTCATGGTTCAGCCGTTCAACTACATGATCCCGCAAGCAGACCCCTTCGCCGGGGTGCTGCAAGGCTTGAAGCTGGGTGCCACGATGCAGGACATCGAGGCCCAGCGAGCGCAGCAGGTGGCTGCTGCCCAGTTGGCACAGCAAAAGGCCGAGCAGCAGCGCCTTGCTCAGGAGGCAATGTCCGCGTACTTGACCAAACCTTCTGCAGAACGCACGCTGGACGACACACGCGGGTTGATTCGATTTCTTCCTGCTGACCAGGTTAAAAACCTGATCGACATCGACTCTCGATTGTCGGAAGAAGAGCGGCGCAACAAAGTGCTATTGGCGGGCCAAGTGGGGTCTGCGCTGCGTCTTGGTAAACCAGATGTGGCGCTCAATCTCATTCGCCCATACGCCGAAGCTGAAACAGATCCGCGCAAGAAGCAGGGTCATCAACTAATGATGGCCGCCATTGAGAAAGGCCCAGAAGCAGCACTCGAAATGCTGCGACTCACCACTACAGCACTCGGCAAGGATTACGAGAGCGCAGCCAAGGCAATGTTTGGTGCTGCTGAAGTGCAGGGTCGAACCATCTCGTCAGCCGCTGACAAAGTTGCCGCAGGCATCACCGATGCTGAAGGCAAGCCCTTGTCTGGTACGTTCTTCGTGGAGCCCGGTAAGGAGCCAAAACTCGTCACTGGCGCCAAGCCCGGTTTCACGATTCTGACCCCTCAAGAGGCCGCTCAACGTGGTCTGCCGACGCAGGGCTACACATGGCAGATCAATCGAGAAACGAACGACATCAGTTCGCTGGTCAAGCCGCGCGAGGCTCCTTTTCAAGTCAACATTCCAGGGCAACCGACACCTCCGACCAAACTCGAAGAGGAGATCGACAAGAAGTTTGCCCCAATGGTCGTTGAGTGGATGGGTGGTGAAAAGACCAAAGCAGCATCTCGCATCAATCAGCTCAAGGCCGTCGCCAACATGCTCGAATCCGGCAAGCGAATTACTGGCCCAGTCGTTGGACTGACGCCAGACGTTGCGCTGGCTTTTGTCAACCCGGCATCGAGAGAAGCGCGGGCAAACGCCGAGAAGGTCATTCAAGAAGGCCTGAAGGCGGTTCTTGGTGCTCAGTTCACTAGGCCTGAAGGTGAAGCCTACCTCGCCAGATCCTATGACCCCAAAGCACCTCAAGCCGACAACTTACGCAGATTGCGGTCAATCGTCACCCAGATGGAGGAATCTGCTAAAGACCGCGAATCCATGATGAAGTATATGCAGGGGCCTGGTAAAGGCTCACTGAAGGGCTACACAGGTCGAGTGCCGACGATTGACGACTTTTATGCTGCAATCGAGGTGCAGACCCCTGCAGCGCCTGCTGCTCCTGCAGCAACTGCCCGTTCGCAGGCCGTAGATGCAGCTCTTCAGAAGTACAAGACCAAGTCTGGAGGTCAGTAATGGCGACGGTTGCTGAACTTGAAGACGCACTTCTAAATGCTGACAAGGCAGGCGACACCAAGGCTGCTCGCTTGCTTGCCGATGAGATCACTCGGCTACGCGCTCAACCGAGTGCTCAGATTCCTGGCGCAGCACCGGGTCAAGTTGCACCAATGGCAGCACCGATAGAGCCCGAGACCACCACAGCAGGCGTTGCTGGCGCCGTGACTCGCGCCCTTACGCTGCCTGTCGCAGGAGCCACTGCCGGTCGGATGGTAGGCGGCGCTCCTGGCGCTTTGGCAGGCATGGCAGCAGGCACTCTTGCGCCCACTGTGGCAGACCCGCTGGTCAGCCTGTTCAACCGCACCTTCGGCACCAACGTCCAGCAGCCGTCTGAGGCCCTCGGGCAGCTTCTGACGCGCATGGGTGTGCCGGTGCCTCGCAGCGGCGCTGAGAAGTTTGCAGGGCAGATGACTGCAGGCGTCACCGCTGGCACCGCGCTGCCCGCACAGCTCGGCCGCACTGCTGCTGCGATGGCGCAAGGCACTCGCGCTGCACCCGTCGTCACCCCCATTGCCGAGGCGGTGCGAGTTGCAGGCATGGGGCCAACAGGTGGTGCAACGATGGGTCAGCGCATTGGTGCTGGCATGACTGCGGGCACCATCGGCGCTGTGCCGACTGCTGAGGGCCCCATCGACGTTGCAGTTGGTGGCACGATGGGTGGTCTATTCCCACCCGTCGCCAAGGCCGGCAAGGAGGTTGTTTCCGGTCTGTGGGATGCCACGGTGATGCCTTTGATGAGGCCGGCTATTGCAGCCGAGCGTCAGATGTACCGAGCGGTCGGTGGAACACCCGGCGCTGCAGAGCGCACCATCGCCGAGATCGAGGCTGGCAGACAGGTACCCACTACGCCAGGCTTCCAACCTACGCTGCCCGAGCTTGTCGTGGCCGGTGGTGGTGAGGCTCCTCCCACCCTTGCCGTGCTGGCCGAGCGGGTTCGAGGTGCAACACCGGATCAAGCCCGCGACATCCAGCGCTTGGTGAACGAGCGTGTCGGTGCGCTGCAGGCTCAACTGGCACGGGTCAACCAGCAGATCGATCAGCAGGGTGCAACGCTGCAGCCCGGTGCGCTCGATGAGTTGACGCAGGCCCGTGACTCCATTCTGCGCAACCTTGAAGACGAACAGAATTCGTGGGAGTCGGTGCTGCGCACGGCTGCTGGTCGGTTGCCAGCAGGCCCGCAGGGAACCGGCGAAGAGATCCTGACTCGCGCACAACAGTTGCAAAAGCAGATCCGCGACACCGAGATCACCCCCGCCTACCAGAAGGCGTTGGATGCTGGTGGCGAGTCAAGGGTCAGCATCAACACGGTTGTCAGCGAGGCAGAGCGGGCGCTCGGCCGGCCGTTGACCACATTCGCACCCGAGTCGCAGTCCAACATCGTTCGGCGCATTCTGGCGCTGCGCGACCCCATCGAGGAAACACCGACTATCCTGGGGCCGGATGGTAGGCCGTTGGCTCCAGTGACACCACCTCAGATCACCGCTTCGGCGACTCTCTCCGAACTTGACGATCTGCGCAAGGCAATCAACGCAGACATCCGGGCGGCAGCGCGTGGCAGCGGCGAACTTTCCGGCGTCAAGACGAGCGATCTGTTCGCTTTGCAGCGCACCATCGACGCGGCCATCGACGCCTCGGACACGCTGCCGACGCAGGCCAAGGATCTCTACAAGACGGCGGTGGCCAAATACCGCGATCTGTACGCACCTCGCTTCCGTGAAGGTGAGACCGCTCGCATCCTCAAGCCTGGCATGTTCGGCGAGATGCGAATCGAGCCATCGCAGGTCGTTCAGCAGTTCACCAAAGACACCGACGCCGCCAAGCAGTTCGTCACCACGTTTGCTGGTGATTCGCAGGCATTCGAGTCGCTGCGCAACGGCATCCTAGGTCAGTTCCGATTGGCTGCAGTCGATGCTCAGACGGGCCTGGTTGACCCGGGCAAGGCGGCAAACTTCCTGCAGAAGAATGCCGAACAGTTCGCGGTGCTCGACAACGCCGGTTTGGGTGTCCGCAGAGCACTGCAGCAGTTCGAGCAGGATGCTGTCCAGGGCAACGAAGCGCTGACACGGTTGACCGCCATCGGTGGTGGCTTTAAGGACAAAACCCCTGACCAACTTCTGAACTACATCCTCAGCAGCGGTGACCGCATGGGTATCGCGCTGAATCGATCTGACGCACAAGGTAGGGATGCGATCCGCCGCGTGGTGCAGACTCGTCTGAACCAGATGCTCACGCAGACGCCAGGCGGTGAGCCGCTGACTGAATCAGGTGTGATGTCGGTCGTCAAGGAGATCACCGACCCCACCGGGAAGCTCAAGCCCGCCTACGAGAAGGCTTTGGGGCGCACGCTGGCCACCGAGTTCGCGGATCGCGCCAAGGGACTTCGACTGGTCATCGAGACCGGCAAAGACCCGATGCTCAAGAACCCGAACGCCATCGAGCCGATACTGCGGGCTCAGAATTTCACCCCGGCGCAGTTGACTGACATCCAACTCGTCATCGATGATCTGGCCCGCGCCAACAAGGTTTCGGAGGCCGCTCGCGCTGCGCGTGCGTCTGCCCGACCCAGTGGACGCGATGTGCTTGGTGAGGAGTTGGAAGGGGGCACCGTACGCCCTGACAAACTCAATCTGCTCAATCGCGGATACACCTTCTTCCGCAACATTTACCTCGGTGCGCGGGATCGGCTGAACCCCAAGATTTCCGCACAGCTTGCCAATATGATCTACAACAACCCTGATGCGGCCGTCACTGCTCTGCGCAACGAGATAGCCCGTGCGCAGCGCAAGGCACGCCCAGCAGGAGTCTCTCGCGCAGCACCCGCCGCATACGGTGCCGGATACTCCGGCATCTCCTCTGAAGTTGTTGACGTACTTCGCCCCGAAGACCAGGAGTAACTGACCATGACCGCCCTCTCCATCCAGCCCACGTTCCCCATCTTCACCGACATCGACGGCCAGCCGCTCGAAGCCGGGTACATCTTCATCGGTGTGGCCAATCTTGCGCCCATCGGCAACCCCATCAACGTCTACTGGGACGCGGCGCTGACGCTGGCCGCAGTGCAGCCGATTCGCACCATCGGCGGCTATCCGGTGAACAACGGCACGCCTGCGCGGCTGTACGTGAATTCAGACTACAGCATCCAGGTGCAGAACCGCAATGGCAGCGTGGTGTATAGCGCACCGGCTGCGACGGAGCGGCTGTCTGGTGTGGTGATCGAGGTTGATGCGACAGATGTCTCGTTCCTCCAAGCCGGCACGGGCGCAGTCACGCGCACGGCGCAGGCCAAGATGCGGGATGTGGTGAGCGTCAAGGACTTTGGCGCTGTTGGTAACGGCGTGGCGGATGACACGGCGGCAATTCAGGCGGCGATTGATGCCTCATATACCAACTACAACAAGACCGTTTTCGTCCCAAATGGCATCTACAAAATTACTGGTCGGCTGACCATCACGCAAGGTGTGATGATTGCGTGTGAAGGATCACAGGGCTCAAACGAAGCCTACGGCACGGTATTTAAGCATTACAGCAACGGCTCATGTTTTCGGTGGGACGGCAGCGGTGCTCAATTTACCGGCACTGGTGGAGGACTGCTGAATTGCTTGATTGTTAAGGAAACTGGCTACAGCGGAGGAAACGCCATCGAAGTCATCAACCAGTCCGACACCAATCGGTGCGGAGAGATGGTGTTTCACAATGTTTTGGCATATGGCTTGAGCACCGGTCGATGGGAGCGAGGCTTTGTGTTTGACGGCACGCTGACCAATACGCCAGGCGCTCGTGGTGTTCGCACGGTGCACATGACCAAATGCCGCGCCGCTGATGTCACCACGGCCAATGAGACTGTGCTGCTAAACCAAGTAACGCACTTCTATGCTCATGGTCTTGCTGTTGACACTGGCAGCGGCTCTGCTGCTGGCATCACCATGAAAGGCATCAACGATGGGGTCTATCTGACGGCGCTCGGCTGCGCTGGGTCATTTACTATTGTTGCAAACGATGTCAGTAACTCTAGTGACAATCTAACGATTGACGGAAAAATTGGCGGCTCGTTTACCAATAATGACACTGCTGTTGGCGGAACGATAAGCATCGGTGTTCCGGGAGGAATGGCCAATAAGTCGAAAAATCTTCGCTGCGTGTTAGGCAAGAAACCTGGTGCTTTTATTTACGCCAACGCATCGTTGTCCAACGTAACAGGTGATGGGACAAACTATAAAGTCGTACTGAATACAACGAGTTTCGATCCCTATACAAATTGGGGTGGAAATCAGTTTAACGTCACAGTTGCCGGAAGATATCAGGTTACTGGATTAGTCACTTATACAAACGTCGGCGCTGCTCAAACACGCTCAGATACTCAGATTCTGAAAACTGGCGGAAGCACGATTTCAACAGTATATGTTGAAAATCCGTACGGCGGTGCAACACCCGCAGGTGGCAATAAATCCGTGCTTGTCAGCACAATTTTGGATTGTGATTTTGGCGATCTCATATCGCTCAATGCGTCAGTGTCAGGCGGAACTAAAACCGTCAGCCTAGTTGGGGCTGGTGGCACTCAGTACACCTACCTAAACGTCGAATACATAGCATGACCCCACGCCACGCGCCCCACGTCATCCGCTGGTTCCTGCGAACCTTCGGCTTCGGCGGCATCACGCTGCCGCCGTGGGGCGTGTTCATCCTGGCCGAGCGCATCAACGAGACGGCGCTCGTCAGGCATGAGCATGCGCATTGGCAACAGGCACAGCGCATGGGCATAGTGCGGTGGTATCTGACCTATGCCTGGTACACAATCCGACACGGCTATCGGAATAATCCGATGGAGATCGAAGCACGCGAGGCTGAACGATGAGCGACATCGACCCCGTTAAGTTTGGCCTGCTGATCGGCCAGGTCAAGACACTGGAAGACCAAGTGGCAGCGATGCAGAGTGACATCA